GTTACATTTAACTAACTAACTATTAAGCAGCTGGAACTACAAATGCTACACCAGCATCGTTTCGTAATTCACCTACACCGTAGATAGTATCAGCAGTAAACAAGTCACCTAAGTATTCTTGCTTGTACTGGGTCTGTGTACGAACACCGACTTGTTCAGCAAATACCATAGCATCTTTGTGAAGCATTAAACCGATACGGTCTCCACCAGCAGTAGTTGGACAATTTGAGGTTACGAAAATATCGATACCGTAAATTGAACCAATCTTACCATTCTTAATTGCATTACCATCACCAATGAACTGTTGCTCAGTGAAACGGTCAATACCTAACATATCATTCATCGCAATCGGTGGAACAACCATAGAACGGTTATCCATCGGAACGTCTGCATTATCAAGTTTAAGAATCATTGCACGGATAGCAGCATCTGTAATATCTCCTTCAGCTGTTCCTCCATTTACATAATCACTTAATACACCTGCTGATGTCATCTCTAGTGCTTTCGCCCAGTCACCAGAAGTAACACCACCTTGGAATAACTCAGCAGTATTGAATAAGTCAGTATCAATCTGAATAGCTAGTGCGTGACCAGCATCATCAGTATAGAACTTACGCATTGAAGCTAGTGCTTGAACATCAGCAATATCTTCGATTAACTTTGAATATTCATAGTGTTTATCAATACTGATATTTACTACACTAGCAGTATCAGCGATTAATGTTACCTGTGAACCAGCAGCCTTAACAGAAGCAGAGCCTCTGGATGGTGTTGGAATATGAATAGTGTCACCTTTCTTACCTTTATGTGACATTTTTGTAACTAAGTTGGCTACAACTAAGTTTGATTTGTACGCACCAATAACTTCATCCGACCAAAGTTCAGGGATGAAATTAGCTGACGTTGTAATGGTAGTATTATTTGTACCTAACGGCATTTTACTTCTCCTTATTGAGTTTTATTATTTAACGCGACCTTCTTGATATGCCAACATTATCTCATCTGATAAATCAGCGTACCTTGTAGGGTCACTCTGTTGTAGGTTTATTAAATCTGACCTACGATATATCTTCTTTCCACCAACAGAATCACCAGAGGAACGAGTTTCTGAACTGGTTTGTCGCATTGCTGTCTGCCTTTTCTCTTTCTCAACTTTATTTACTTCTCTTGTCTTGCCAATCATTGATATTTGTTTCCAAGTATCTAGCAATTCATCAGCTGCATTAAAGTCATAATTTGCATCAGCTATACGGAACAGTTCTTTACGAATACTACTCTTCCCTACCCACTCTTGGAAGTTTTTATCGCCAACAACATCCATAAAATCTGGATGAACTGACTCTAGTTGTGCCAGGTTTGCACCTTGAGCACCTCTAATATTAGCTTCCTTAGCTCGGAGAATTTCTGGATGGTTTTCTATCGCTGAATTAACTGCCTTAGCAGGGTCATCGTAAAAACTATCTTCAAAAGTCTCTGGAGCTTCTGTCGTTACAGTATTTGGTGTAGCTTGTGATTGAGAGTCAATTAGTTGTTGAATAAACTTTCGTTGTTCTCCAACCTCTTGTCCTTGCTTACCTAATACCTTCTCGGCATTTTGGTGCATCCCAATTACGTCTTCTAATGTCTTCCCAGCATACTTCTCAGGTGGTTCATAAGTAGGTTCTCCTTGTATCTCTTGATTAACCTCTTGCTCCACTACTTGATTTTCTGTTACCTGTTCTACACCTTCAGGTGCTACATCTACTACTATACTCATTTTTGGTCTCCGCCCACTTGGGGTTATGAAGTTTTATTATAATGGAGTCGTTTCCGATTGTTCCATTGCTATTCTTGTTGCAGATTCTAAACTAAGTAAATAACCCAGTACCTGTAACTGACCCTTAGCGTGCCAAAGGTCTTTCTCACGTTCCATAGTGTCAACGTCTCGTACACCATTTTCAATGTTCTTTAATTCTTCCATCAGGTCTAACCAACCTTCTGTTGCGAATAATTCTACTCTATCTTTAAGGAATTGTTCGTCATTTTTCATTTAACCTGTAAAGCCCCGTCTGTCTGCATCTGCCAATTCTGCCTATCCATACTTCCTAAGCTTTTAGGTATGTAATCAATAAACCAGCCTTTTGC